CACCAAAGCCTCCTCCCATCTCTGGGAGGTCCCACTATAAAGGACTTCGGCCCTCCTAGTTAGGTCAGAGAGAAAAGTTTCTGGAAATAAAATTTCCAGAGCACTTTTCCTTTCTCTCCAAACTAAGTCGGAAGGACTACTTTATAGAAGGTCTAGGTGCCCGCTCGAGTACTACTTGCAGCGCTTAGTACCAGTTACACGACGTGACTTAGGTGTTAAGGTAGGCCGAACCTCAGTATCTGCTCTAAAACCAGTATATTTTTCAATATATTGGTACATAGGGACAGATTCCATGGCTCGATCCTGCCAAACATCTAAAAGTTGCTTAGTTAACCGGGCCTGAGCTAGTGAGATAGACCGAGCTCGTCTAAGGCTAAAGATTGCTTCTCCAACATAGTATTTCGAAATACCTAATTCAAAGATATTAACATCTTCGTCACTAACCAATCGGTTAACGGCGTCGACGCTAAGTCTAAGAAGGGTATTCGCAACACTAATAACGGGTAGCGTCTCACGTCTTAGAGCTTGATATAACTGGACATTCAAGCTTGGGAGATGTTTAAGAGCCTGGTCATCCATAGTTTTTACTATGGAATCCCGGTTCTCAAACAATCTCTCAACATCCGAAATCGCTATCTTTAACTTCATCTCTTTGATGTAATCAACGAGGAAATTTAACATTTCGGGAGTCGAAATAAACTCCCATAAAGGAAAAGTTCTGTGGAAGTATGTATGCACGGACACTCTTAATGAGTGCCCCGCATTAATACGGTCACAGGATATAGAGGTTTCATCAGTAACCTTACTGATGAAATTCCCTATATAGTGATAAACCATATACAGTTTAATTATCCGCTCTGCTTGCGCAGGACGTTTAAAGAAACTGAATGTGGCTCGGATCAAGTCTGGGTGCTCAGAGATAGGCAAGTTCCATCCGTGAGTAGCTTGGTTTCTAAGAAACTCATGAAGAAGTGAATACTTCTTCCAAGTCTCAAGGAAACCCCCGATACTAAAACCTGATACCTCAGTACCTGATATGACTATTCTTTTGGCAAACTCGAGCATCTTTTCAGATACAAGAGTCTTTTCATCAGAAATAGGCATATCAAGCTGAGAGCACAAGATTTTATATTGAAGAGCTACCTCACGATTGGCTATAACTAAGTCATCACCTAATAGGCAGTAATCAGGAAAATAATGCCCAGGTTTCACAACCTTTGCATTAATTGCTGATAACTGCACCATTACATGGTGACTCAGAGCCATCGCGGCCCAAGAGGAGTATGCTCCCATCGGCTGCCCTGCCCGATAATAAATCGGGTGGTGGCAGTCTTTGTTCACAAAGGCTTCTCCTACTAGCAGGCGTTTCCATGCTAGAGCTTGATCAATCCCAATCAAGTTAGTTAAAACACTAACTTGAAAGTCAACAGGCATTCTGTCTGTTGCTGCGGAAAGATCATAGCAATAGTATGGACCGGTAGAAGGTAAAGACGACTGAAAGTCATCCTGATTAAAGGTAAAATCAGATGGTATATTTCTCAATATACCCATTAAAGCATCATGAAGAGGCTTTAATGCTGTCTGAGTCCAATAATCAAGAATGGCAATCACTCGAGTTTTACCTTCCTTATCACTAAAGTAACTAAGCTTACGAGAATACTTTTCAGCCTTTGCATGGATTAATCTCCAGATTTCAATCATAGAGTATCCTAAACCGGTTTTCTGAAATGGCTTGGTCATAGCTACTTGAAGCGCTAACCCACCCAAAAGGATAATATCTTCCTTTTGTTGAGGTGTTATAGCGTCCAAGTCAGTTAAGGCCGAAGCCAAAGCAGGACCGTTAGGACCACTCTTGGTTGAGAAATGGAAATCAGCCCATGACAAAGATTGAGGGTAAACTCCTAGAGTCTTACAGATCACTTTTATAGTGTCCTCATTTTGAGGAATACCCTTAGAAGGAGTCTCTATGGTGTCTAATTTTAAAATTGCCTTAAACTTAAAGGCCCTTCCTACATTTAGTAATGTAAGAAGGACTCTTATAGTCATAGGGTCATTTAAATCAGACTTCCATAGGGACAACTCCTTCGGGAAACCTGAAGAATCTAGTGCTACCGACTCAAGTTCATATAGTGGATTCCCACTAAGGTACCTTAGAACCGCCAGACGGAGGGATTTATACCTTCGAACTGTTTGCTCTAAGCCTTGGTGGTCCACATTATGTGAAAATGTGTCCAAGTAAGCTGTTACACGTGAACTGTATACTTCGTACTGCTCACAATACAAGGTTAATACTATAGGGATTAACTTCCTTATCGTACTTAATCTAGTCATTGTAGCAACGATTATATAAGTTTCATGCAGTGTTAGGGACGCTACCACGCCCAAGGTAGGGTGCTAGCCTTCTTGAACGCTGGGGGTACGACACCCCTCGATAGCCGCGATCCTAACCGCTCTCTTATCAGATGATCCACACAGCTATACTAAGCTGGCCCAGTCTACCAAAACTGATATATCGAAAGATATATTGGCTCGGCACTGACCAGAACAACTTAGCTAGTATGAGTTTCACATAAGACAGTTGTTAGCGTTGGAACTGCAAGGTTACTCTTGATTAGCGACTGTGTAACAACAGTTGTTGG